ACGCCCAAGCTGCTGCCCGTGCTGCTGCTAGCGCTGACAGGCTGCGCTCAGACCTCAGTAAGGCCAACGCCCGTATCCAGTCCGCTACCCGCGCCGCCGTCGATCAGTACGCCGCTACCGTCAGTGACGTATTCGGACAGTGTGTTGCTGAATATCGAGACATGGCAGAAAAGGCTACAGGACACGCCTCTGATGTCAAACTGATGTTGGATGCTTGGCCTATGGTTTCCCCCGATAAAAATAATTAAAAAAGTGCTTGCATAGTACAGAATCCGTACTATACTAGAGCCATGCAGACGAAGACGACTGCACATACGCCATCCGGCAAGTTGGAAAATTAAGGGGAAATCATCATGAAAAAGCAATTCTTAGTAAAAAACGGCCAAGTTTTTGCGCAAATCCTTGGCGCAACCACTTTAAAAACTGTGGAGGCATCCACTGTTGCGGCGGAAGACGCGCTAAATGCCAGATTCCCGAAAGTGCTTGTTGGAGCGAAGGAATACAAGGTCTCCTCCGCAGAAAAGTATCAAAACTGGATGGGCGATGAATACGCCAAGCAACTAAAAGGCGGTCGCCCTGATCAATTTTTAATCTTTTAATGGGGTCATTGCCAATGACCACCATTGTTGAATCCCTGCGCCAATGGCAAGCCCGCATGGGATACACCTACGACAGCGCCTCACAAGCGCTGGGCGTGAGCCGCTCAACCTACGCTGGTTGGCTGGCTGGCACTTACCCAATTGACCGGCGCACCGTCCTTGCTTGCATGGCTATTGAGGCTGGGCTCAATCCTCAAAAGTAGGTGGTGCTGACACTTTCAGTTGCGCTTTATTGTAGGCATCATTCCACATTTTGCAAATTTGATTCGCTGTCTCTAGTTCTAATGTAAATTTAGCGCCAGGTTTGCGCGGAAAATTGAGACAGTTAAAACCGTTTTTATTGATTACTGCATACCAGTTTACACCATGTCCTGGAAACGCCTCAACATGGTACGGAGGTGCTTCAAATCCTTTTGTTGGTCGTAAATCTTTTATGTCGTACTGCATTTTCAATCCTCAAAAGTAGGCAAAGGCGCGAAGTGCGTCCAATGTGTATCACCTTTCAACAATACACCGACTTGCGCACGCTTTGCATCTTTGTTGATTAGCTGCATCACTTTGCCGCGCGGTGTCTCGTCTGTTATCGGCTGATATCGCCAGTTTTTGCAAACCAACGCTGTACCTGTGCTGTCTAGTGTGTAGTTCATGCTTTTTGAAACCGGCCATCCGGCAGCAATGTGCCCTTGCGATCTTTAATCTCATCATAAGCACCAGCCAAACACTCCACAAGCGCCACATCGTGCGTAGCTGCTCCTACGATCAAAGTTACAAGAATATCGCCGTACGCATCTTTCAGCGCGGCCTCGCACTGCTTTTTGATGTCGATAAATTCTTGACGGATTGAGATGTCAGGAAATGCGGCTTCTATCTGCTTTATCAATTTGATATTGGCAGCAGCCTCTTGCAGCTCTCCGGCTTCCTCAAGCGTCTTTCGCCCTTGTGCTTGTATGTTGCTGTGCTGCACGATTTTGCGCGCCTCAGCCCATTGCAAGACCTTCATTTCTAGCTCTGTGTAGCTGTTATAGGTTTTCATTTTTCAATCTTTCATCATTGCCCAAACAAGAGCGACAACCCAGCCTATCAACGTCCAACCAAGCAAGATGTTCAGCGTCCATATTGCGCTATTCTGGCGCTTCTTATTCGATATAGATACAAGGCCTGGCAGTATGTAGCAGGCCACTAAAAAACAAAAAAGCATTATTCCTGCCATTTATTTACTCCAAAAAAAAGCCCATTAATTCGGGCTCGTCGTCAAAATCTGGTTGTGGTGCGCGTTTGTCTCTGCGCTGTCTTGCTCTGCGGCTCGCACCTCCAATTTCAGCATGGTGTCTCCATGTTTATCTATCAGCGACGACGACATATCGCCGTCATCAGTCCACTCAAATATCCCGGCTATCTCTGCGCCGGATAGCTCGCTAAAAGCGAGTCCAATCAGTATCTCCTTTACGCATTGCTCACGGCGCTCTACAGGCACAGACAGCAAATCGGCTATTCGCTCTAAGTGGTATTTTTTTGGTTCGATCATGGCATTGCCTTCCCAATTTCAGCTGCAGCGAGGACGATTGCGCGGCGGGTGGCGGCATAAGGGTCATTTTCGTATGAGATGACAAAATCAACATCATCGAGCCATGCGATTACAGTCCCGGCGCAATGATTTACATCAATTTGCAACCCAACGGCCAAACGCAGTGCGTCGGCGTCGTCTGTGAGTGGGTTCCATCTTTGCAGCACTCCGTCTAAATAGTTTTCGTTACCATACCAGCTGGGCGTTATTTCTCCAGCCGCCTTAGCAGCAAACTCAAGTAATTCTCTGTCTGTCATTTATGATCCCCAATAGTTGAATCCATAGCCTCAGCCATAACAGTATCGCTCCAACGGCTTGCCGAAGATGTTGGTTCAGGTTTTGATTTGAATAGATTGGCCGCCCAGCTTGCCAGCGCGGCTATTGCCAAGATTGGCGCTTGGTACCAGTGAATTTTCATTCTTGCACCTGCGTAAATGAAAGCAGAGCTTCTACATGTTTCACTGCTGCATCTTCTGTTAGATGGCCTAGCCCACGAGAAAGCAACCTTTTATCAAAATCACGGTTACTCCATCTTGTTGGGCAAACAATCGCAAAATCAGCAATGGTGATGTAAAAATAATTTGTCCCAACTGGAGGCGCTACCTGCATCGGCTCAGGTACTTCAATGCCATTGATGATGATTACTTTTGGTTTGCGGCGGTATTCAGCGTCGAGGAGCCAAGTCGGGCCTATGTTGCAGTCACGCCAAAAATCATCTGTTTTAACTTGCCACCGCTCCCACGGTGTCTCTGTCTCTTGCGCGTCTTGCGCGTATTGAAGCATTAGGTCTGCATACTTATGTTTTGGCATTTTTAATCCTCAAAATAATGTTTTCTGAACCGGCTCAACTTCCCGCAAGAGCTCAAAAGCCTTGCGCCGTTGATTGGCCGCGAAATTGAGCAGGCAGAAAGCCCAGCTACGGTGTTGCGTGCAGCTTGATGCGTGCAAGTACACCTTGGCCATGCGGATGTGGTCGGCGGTGGTCATTGAATGCGTACCCGACGCTCAGGGCATTGCCCGTTGATAAACTGTGGCGGGTCAATCGTTAAAACCCGCGCATCCGGCGGCACTGGCTCACGTCTTGCGCAGCGCAGGCATTCGACATGTCCAGCATTGCTGGTGATGCGTACGCCTCCAGCTTGTCCAAGCAGTCGGCCACCGATTCGCCCAGTGCAGCGGGTTATGTCGTTTGGTGTCATATTTCCCCTTTCAATGCTTTTTCGATAGCCTCAAGACGCATCTGGAGTTCCACAATGCCTCGCAGCGCTTCGCCGTATGATTGCCACGCTTTCTCAGCCCTGATTTGCTCAAATTGCAATTGCCGCTCGGCTTTTTCAGCGCGGCGGAGTAGTTGGGCATTTGTTTGTTTTGGTGTGGTCATACATCTCCTTTTTTCGCCTTTGATACGCGCTTGGAGTCGGCGTGCCCAGTATCTGCCTGATGCTGATTAAGAGCTTGAGCGCTTATGAAGGCTCTCTTACAGGAGCAGCCAAAGCGCTTCTGTGGTTTTTCTGGTTTCTGACGCGCGGGATTTTCGTCGTCGCCTATGTCTACGCCAAAATGCTCTAGCGTGTACTGTCTTGCGTACACACCCATCACGAACCGCCTTCACCAAGCCGGGCGCTGACATAAAGATGCCAGTCGGAATTTTCGGTCAACAAAATTGGGTCGATAACTTTGTGCGGCAAACCCTCTTTTTTCAGCCAACGAATTGCTCCAGTGCACGGTTTGGTTGGGTTGGAGTGGCAAGCCCAAGTTTTACCGTGCTCAACGCGCATGTTCCGAATCTCGTATGGCGTCGGCAAGCAACCCAAGTTCTGCACGTACTCGCTGTGGTCGGTGAAGGAGAACGGACATCCGCTGTCTGCTTTGTCAACGCATGGCATCACGCACCCCCTTGCTTGCTGGCTGCGTTGATAGCGGTACGCCGCGCCTCTAGTATTGGGATAATTTTTGCTCTGTAATCAGCAGGGGTTTCGCAGTTCATCAACATCCTGCAAATGTCGCCCGGACTGTGCCAAGCCTCATGCACCCAAAAATTGAAGCAATCAGCATCCGCTTGCAGCGCCTCTATCTGCTTATTAAGCGACTCTATTTGCTCTGATTGGGCTTCTATGGTGTCCAGTAGTTCATCACGCTTAGGCAAGGTGTAAAGCGGCGTTTCATTTGCGTAGCCGGGACGTCTATCGCACGCAAATACAAGCATGGTGCTGTGCAGCATTGGATTGGCGCTGTGCGCGTCTTCCGCATCGTGGTACATATACGCCACCGGCGTTGCTTCTACTTTTATCTGCTCGTTGTCACCATGAGTCAACCGCTCCAGCCCCTCAATCACTGGTGCAAGAAGTCCCTCTGCAATTCGTTTTGCTGCGGCTGAATCTTTTACCCCGCCATTGACCATATTTGCGTACAAGTGACGCAATTGAGCGATTTCGTGATTCATATTCACCTCATTAAACTAGGTATTTTGTAAGCATCACCGCTGCCACGGCGATACGGATTTGTGCGCAGCTCAGGGCATGTGTAGACGCCCTCCATCTTTGATATGCGGTTCGGTTTCGCCACTTGCTGCTTTTTCAGCGCGTCCTGTTGCTGTGTGAAAACCTCTATTTTTAGGGTTTCAGTTGGCGCAAAGTTGACTACCCGCGTTCTTATTTTGTCTTTGCCTTTTTTCGCCATCCCAAGCTCCCACAATTGAGAGCAACATGACTTAGCCTGGCTGCGCTTAATATCTAGCTCCTCTGCGATCTCGTCTGGCGACATAAAACGATCTTGTTTTGCCAGCAAATCTGCTACGCGCGGGAGAAATTCACCTCTAAAAATTTTTGTCATGTTCATCCTCAATTTCTTTTGATTTACCTTTGAAAACCTCATTAACAATCGTGCGCCCCTGCGATTTTGGCAGAGCGATTGATGTCTTGCTTATGCCAAAAAAAGCGCCTTGCAATTCGTGGATATTTACCTTTTTTGGTATCTTTACTGTCATTTCACGACTTCGATAGCGGCGTTTTCTTGGCTGCATTTTTTGATCCTGTTTTAATTGTTGATGTAAAAAAGCCCACTCTAGGCGGGCTGGTGTGGTGCGTCGTGAGGGACTCGAACCCCCGACCAAAGGCTTATGAGGCCTCCGCTCTACCTCTGAGCTAACGACGCTTGCTATCATTTTTGCAATGCCGGTAAGGCGGCTAAAGGCTTTTGGCTTTGTTGAAGATGGTGGCCGGTGCTGATCCCGGCATAGATGCCTCTTAATTTTTGGTCGATTCTGCCGCAGACCCGGCGCGGGTTTTATTCTGCTGTTTTCCGCCTCGTGGTTGCCTATTGCTCGGTTTTTAATGGAAGGCCGAAACCTTTCCGCCTTGCGCGGTGCCCCGCAGTGGCCGCAACCAAGACCGTAAATTCGCGCATCAGCCTGCGCATTCACCATCAAGAAAAAGAGCAATTTCGCCCATAACCGCAGCCCGACTGGGATTCGTTATAGCTGCATGGCCGACCGTTTTGCTTCCCCGCGCTCTTTCTTGATAGCCCCAGCCTTTTACATCGCTGGGATTGGTTGAGGGTTGATGGTGCTTGCTGGCCGGGGTGTCTACCGACTTGACCGCTTGCGCGGACCGAATTGGCAATGCCGCTCACACTGGGCATTTCAGCAGCTCAAACGCACCATCAATCAAAGCCCCTGTGCGCTCCACCGGGAGTTCCCAGCGGCAAGAGCTTTGATTGATGCCCCTGTTGCCAAGGGCTGTGCAAGGTACTCGCCCCGTGCGGCGGCATTTCTTATAAAGCGCATGCCTGCGCTTCCGCTTGGATTTACTTGTAAGCCCAAGCTGGCATTGATACACCAGCTAGGTTACAAGCGGTGAAGAGGATAGAGCCAGCGGCTTTGCGCTTTGATGGCCCCATCTTCATGCACAGCCAGCGGCCAACATCGCTGCTGGCTTTTGCGTTAGCTGGGCACTCTTCCCACTCCAAACGGCTCACGAACTCGTGAGCGCGTTCTGCGAATGACATCTCTGTCCTCCTTCGGCCATGTCGTGGCCGCATTCGCCTGATGCCCCATGCATCAATCCCTTTTTTCGGTATTTGTATCCCGCGCCGGTCAGGGCTGCGCGGTTGTTAAAAATCAAAACACCCTGAACAAGATGCTTTGATTTTCAGCGCTACGTCCCGGCCTAGCGCTTGCTGCCTTCACCCTCGGGCTAGTCGGGTCGCAGTACTTGGTGTCTGCTCAGCTTGCGTATTCGCTTGCTGCCCGGCATCTTGGCCGTCATGCCGTTTTGTTTGCGGCATGGGTGAATCGTATCGCAATTTTTTTAAAAAAAGGCAATACCCTACAAGGCTAAAAGGGTATTAAATCATCTTGCCATTCGTCGCAGCCTGTGCTAATGACTTCTTTTGGAATGGCGCTGTCCCATTTGTCGCACATGCCTCGCCTTTGATGATGCTGGCATGTGTCGCAGGCTGTTCCGCGTTGCTCAATCATGGCAAGCTCACGTTTAAGCATCTCGATCTTCATGGTGCGTTCGGTCTTGTTCATAGCATGTCATCCTCTGCAAAGTGCTTCTCATGCCACACAACAGGACGATCACCCTGGCGCTGGACTAGCCACGAGGAAGTGCCTGCAATCTTTGATAGAAGCATCCACGGGAGCTTACGTGCTTTGGCTTGTGCCATTGCTTGCGCCCTGTGTGCTGTAGTTATTGCCACCGTGTTTTTGACCTCGACGCTGTAGCTTTTTCCGAGATTGTCAACAGCAATAAAATCCTCTGCTGCTGTGCCAGCGTTTAACTCTGCAACGCTCCAACCGCGTGACTTTAAAAGCTCTTGCGCCTCGCGCTGGCCTCTGCGGCCTTTGTCTCTGCTGGCTTTGCTCATTTTTTGAATTGCTCCTTGATGACCATGCAAATCAAAATGATTGCCAAAAACATGCAGACAATCATTCCAAGTCGCATAGTCCAAAGCCATATCAAATAGAGTTCCATTATTTTTCTCCTGTTGCTTTTGCGATCGCATCTCGACCGTTTTTATGATGCTCATTAACTAATAATTCCGGCACAACACTATCCCAATAATCAATAATATCTTTCAAAGCCTTCATCAAATCAGGCGCTGCGGCGATTAGTCTGGCATTGGCGTGCCAAGTTTCGCAAGCAACGTAACCGCCTCTGGTTTTTTCTTCGTCAGCATACTGATATACATACGGAAAAAACCCAATTTCTTTTTCGCCAATTTTTATCGACCAATTAGAAATGGTTACCGGATCTTTCCGCTCCACTATTAGCCAAGGCCCAGGTGTATGTTTCAGTTCCATGATCTCTCCTTAACCTCAAAAAATTTACCAGCCTTTTTGTACTTTATGCACTTCGGCGGGCTCGCTACATTAAATGATTGCGCCGTTTTCGCCAAACTTTTATCAATAACCCCGCCGCTTTGTCGGGAAATGTGGGCTAGTGTGTACCGTGCCTTGTCACCCGCAAAGCCTTCATGCTTTACGCAGTAATACTCGGTTACGCTTGGGTCTGACAGGTTGCGCCCGTAGTAAGTGACTGCAAGCATCTCTAAGCCACTCGTGCGGCTTACATGCTTGCGCCATGACCAACTTGCAACTTCCATTTCCTCGGGCTCAATGCCCAAGATGTCATCGTTGCGCAGCACCATGGGTGGTTTTGTGACCGCATCGGTTTCTGGGAATTGGTGGCCGCATGAAGGGCATAGGCGCACCAGTTGAGCAACCAATTCTTCACATTGTGGACACGTCTTTGTGCGTGCTTCGCCTTCGCCTTTTTTGGCTTTACTGGGTGGCTGTACGGCTGTAATCGGTCCATGTGTTGCTACATTGCCAGCGAAGTCAAGCACTAAGCAATCTTGCTTGCCTTCGACAACACGTAGTCCGCGGCCTGCCATCTGAACGTATAGCCCAGGCGATAGCGTGGGTCGCAGGAACACTAGGCAATCAATGCCAGGATAGTCAAAACCAGTCGAAAGCACGTTCACGTTAGTGAGTGCGCGAATTTCGCCACGGCTGTATGCTTTTATGATTGCATCACGCTCTGCGGCTGGGGTTTCGCCTGTTACGGTTTCAGCGCTTACGCCGAATGTTCGCAGCATGTCCCTAATATGCTTAGCATGTTCGACACCGGCACAAAAGAACAGCCACGCTTTTCGGTCACTTGCACGCTGGATTGTCTCCAGCACAGCAGCGCGATTGTTGACATCGGTATCCATTGCCGCTTCCAACTGGCTTGCAATGTACTCCCCGCCCTGCTTTTTGACGCCATCCGTCGATAGCGCCATCGTGGTGTGCTTACTGCGCAGCTTTGACAAAAAGCCGCGCGTTATCAGTTCTTCAATCGTGACGGGCTCAATCAAGTCAGAAAAAAGCGCATCTTCACCTTGGTGAATCATTCCGTGGCCAAGTCTGTAAGGTGTGGCCGTTAGCCCTATCACGCGCAGGGCTGGGTTGATTTCCATCAAGTCATTGATAAGCGTGCGATAACCTCCAGTCTGCGCATGGTTGATGCTGTGCGCCTCATCCACAATCAAAAGGTCAATGTGGCCTATCTGCTTCGCGCGTTTAGACACCGATTGAACGCCTGCATATGTAATAGGCTCAGTCAGGCACCGGCGTTTTAGGCTGGCGCTGTAGATGCCCATTGGCGCATTAGGCCAATGCTCTCGCATCTTGGCAGCGTTCTGCTCGATCAATTCTTTGACGTGCGTCACCATCATCACCCGCGTTTCTGGCCATGTCTGCAATGCGTCTTTGACCAGCGCGGCGATGATGTGGCTTTTGCCTGCGCCGGTCGGCAAAACAAGACACGGATTGCCTTCACTGCCTTTTTCAAACCATGCGTAGAGCTGGTCAATGGCTCTTTGTTGATAATCGCGCAGCATGGGCTACCCCACAATCTCAGGATCAAACTGTGCGTATTGGTCACGGATACCGCTAGCACAAGCCACATAGTTAGCCACAATCTCACGCGACTTGTACGCATCACTGGCATTGTGAATCTTGCCAGATGGTGTTAACCAAATAACCCCACGCTCGGCTGGTTCATATCCCCATTCTGGAGTCAAATCAGGGTGAATGATGTGCTCATCGCAGCCTTGCAACTGCGCATCAGCGCCGGGTATCTCAGCATCCCAGTGTGCACAGTGCCACTGGCCTGCTTCAGAAGGTGTACTGTGAGCGCATGTGCGGCAATTTACTTGCTTCGTGAGCTTGGAGCCGTGGCAAATATCGTGGGCTGCGCAAAATTTACATTGATACCATGTCGGATCCGCTGATAGTGGCGCCGGCATTCTGTCGGATGAAATGATACGTTGCGCTTTTTCAAACAACGACATACCTTCATCTTTGTTGCGCTCTATGCGTTCGGTATATATCTCGTCGTTGTCTTTGCAAACGGCGTAATAGAGCGCTCGATCAACATCGAAGGCGTGCATATACACTTGGCACTGCGCATAGTGCTGTGGCTTGCTTTCTTTGACACCTTTGGCCTTTAAGTCTGTAAAACTTTTTAGACTGTGTGTCTTGGCCTCCAAGATGTGTGGCGTTTTCTTGGCCTCTGGCACGCCGTAGGTTATAAGCCCGTCGCATGACCCGCCAAAGTGACCATCATCAAAGCGCAGCTGCTTGCCGGTCTCTTGGTCATAGGTCTTGACCTCGCAACCAATCATGCGCAGGTCTTGGATGATGGTTTCCTCTTCGTTATGACCCCTCCTAAAAAGGCGCTTCATGCGCCCAATGAATTGCTGTTTAAAAGCCCATCTAAAAGATAGCCAGATATAGCGCTCGCAGGTATGCCCAATAATAGATGCCCCAAGGTGCGCCCTTGGCTGTTCTTGCATGGCCTCGTGTGCCGCGTCAATAAGCGCGGCTGTGGTGTTTTGTGGTTGCGGGATGTTCATGGCTGCGCATCTTGCTCCAAAACATCAAATAAGCTGGGCATGCTGAATTCTTTTTCAGCCGATTTTAAATAGTGAACCTGGTCCATAAAGTAGGCCGGATTCAGCTCGCTGCCACCGCCTTTTCTGCCCTTTAAAATAGCTCTGTACGGCACAGAACCAAGCCCACAGAATGGGTCATAAACTAAATCGCCTTTGTTGCTGTATCGCTCAATTAAGCGGTCGATGATGTCAAATTGCAGCGGGCATATGTGTTTTTCAACGTTACGTTTTGATTGGTATCCATTTAACGTCAACATGCGTAATACGTCATGCCACACATCGGGATGGTGTGACCCTGGCGCAAGGCTCATAAAGATAGTAGGTAAGGCTCCACGCGCTTCGAGTTCCTCACCAATTTTTACGTGAAATTCATAGTCATAGACGTTTTGCAACGTGTACTTTGTGAACATGCTTGCCAGTTTGTCTGGTCCAAGTAATGAAAGCTCCTCAGCGGTTATTTGACGGTCTCCACTTGAGCGCCAAAATGCGTGCGCGTCTACTTGCCAATGCGCGCGGGTGTACTCTGTTTTAGACTTTGTAACCGGAACATCGGCATAACCCCGCGTTCTATCTGTTTGCGGCTTTCTGAAAATAACAATGTACTCAGGTGAACCAACGCCCATCTTTGTTCCGTCTTTGCACTGCTCACTCCATCCAAGTCGGTATGTCTGATTGTTTTCTTTTACAACATCTGTAACCACTGTAATCATGCCCATGTAATCGAAGCCGTGTTTGATACCGTGCATAATGGTTTCACAGTGAAACGGCGAAACCGTTGGAGCGCCTGCGCCCGTGACATTGCCAAACATAATGCGGTCTTTGACGTGGCAAGCGTAGATGCGACCAGGCTTCAATATGCGTAAAAGCTCAGGCGTCAAATAGTCCATTTGCGCCCAAAAGTGATCATTGTTTTCGGTGTGCCCAAAATCGTTGTAGCTAGGGCTGTATTCGTAGTGGTTCGCAAAAGGGATGCTGGTAACCAATAAATCAACGTGGTTATCAGGTTTCAGCTTCGCTTCTTCAACGCAGTCGTTATTTGCTACTTCAAATAAATCAGATTTCACTTCGATGCGCTTTGAGCCAATAGAGCGCGCTAGACTTTCCTGCATTGCAAGTTGATTAAGCCCGTATTTTTTTATAATTTCAGTCATGTTAGATACCAATTCGTTATGTTGTTTCCACTTTTTTTGGAGTGTGCGCAAAACCTCGCGCTCGGCCTCGCTGTAAATGACATCAATCCTCACGCGGTGTGGCTGCTGAAAGCGCTGTATGCGGTGGATAGCTTGAATGAAGTCGTTAAATTTGAAGCCTATTCCAGCGAAAATTGCACGGTGGCAATGCCGCTGAAAGTTGCAGCCGCTACCGGCAATGATGGGCTTTGTAGAAAGAATCCGGTATGCGCCTTGCCCAAAATCAATAATGCGCTTTTCACGCTCTTCTAAATCTTGACTTCCCCAAACGCTAACGGCCTCAGGTATGGCTGACTGAATAGCGTGGCGCTCTGCTTCTAAGTCGTGCCAGATTAGAAAGTGATCATCCGGCGACGCTTGCACAATCTCAGCGGCCTTTTTAACCCTGTCTGGCATACTATCTCGCTTTTCCGCTGAAGCACTGGCAAGTCCAAGGGCTGGGTCGCTAAAAAGGAAATTTTGACCATCTCGGTCAGCGCCTGCTTTAGCGTAATCGGTCGGCACCTCGTGATATACAACTTCAAGTTCCGGCAGGTCATAGCCTTTGTCCGAATAACCCAAGTCGCTTGGCGCTTGAATAAATACCGCCCAGCTTGATACCCATAGCCAAAACTCTTCTTCTTTGTGCGGGTATAAAGTCAACTCGTTCGCTTTGGTGCTATCACGCTGAAAAAACCGCGTCAATGCTTGGCCGGTATCCATGACGCCCAAAAATCCGGCGTAGTGAATCAGCTCTTTAAATCTGTTCGGCGAAGGCGTGGCGGTATTTACTAGCTTAAATTCAATACCGTTAAACATTGGTAAAAACTCTTGGTATGTCTTACTTCCATAGCTTCGCAAAACACTGGCTTCGTCCAAGCTCACAGCATCAAAAAGCGAAACATCTAGCTTTCCATCTCTCACAGATTCGTAATTTGTTATGTAGTGCCTGTGCTCGCTTGTGACCTCTGCGCTTGTGCGTATGAATTGCAAGTCAATACCAACCATCTGGCCATCTCTGCGCAGCTCTTGACGTACACCAAGCGGGCAGATAATCAATCCAGGCTTCGATGTCTTGCTGGTAATTTGACGCAGCCACTCGCACTGCATAACAGATTTTCCAAGCCCAAACTTGGCAAAAATAGCGCGGTTCCCGCCTTGCACAGCCCATCGAACAATATCAATTTGATGCGGATATAGAATCGGCGAAAGGTTTTCAGGTTCAACAGAAAACCCTTTGAAATTCGCCATTTTGATTTTCTGGCGCAAAAAATCTTCATACTCCATGAGTATCACTCCTATATTTAAACCGGCCTACTCGCTCGCGCTTTCGGCCTTAAAAAACTTACTTCTTAGCCCAAGGCGGCGCAGCTTTAGCAGGTGCTGCACTGGCCTGAGCTGGCGCTCCAAAACTTGGCACTGCGCTTGTAGGCTTAGGTGCTGCAGCGCCATCGACGGCTTTATACGCCTTCACCTCGTTGCCGGCTGGGTATTGCTCAGTGGCAGCTTTGATGGCTACTTTGATAGCAATGCTGTTACCAACAAGTTGATCAGTGTCTTGTAAAACGGAGATGCCTATCGCCCGCTGGATGTTCCCAAGCTGGGTGCGCCCAATGCGCTCGGCTTCAGGATTGGCATTTCGTATGTTGACCATTGCAAATATCACGCGCCCAGCATGTGTAGGTGCCTCAATCTTGAGCTTCAGATTGATGTACTGGCCTGTGCCTGCCTTGGTCATCTTCAATTCTGCGCCTGTGATTGTGGCGATGTAATCACCCGCTGGAATCGGGTCAAAACTACCGCCTTCATCTTGCGGCAAGTCATCTACGTTAATTGGGGTATCGAGAAAAGCCATTGTTTACTCCTTACTAATGGCGGTTATTGAATACGACGGACGACCCGGCGTAGTTGTGATTGCTTGAAGCAGCGGCTTTGTGACAGAATCAGCGCTTGCTTTCCAGGCGCGTATATCAATCTCAGGTTTCCAGCGGAACAATTCACTCAAGTGACTGGTTAGGTCATGCTCCGCTGCAATTTCTTGCAGCTTATCGGCGTCAATTTTCCGCGTTAAGCGGCTGGTAATCTTGACGGTGTAGGCGTCGAATTTGTGGCTAACCACGCCTTCATGCTGCGGGTCAACTTTCAGTGCAGCCGTGAGGTCATCCTCAATAGCACGGCGGTGCTCGACTGCTTCTGCTTCTGCTTGTTTGGCAGATAGCCATTCAATGATTAATTTTTCTATTGTCGTCATTATTTTTTATCCATCGACTTCATCATGTAATATGCCATTTCGTAAGAACGATCTGCAATCATTAAGAATTGATCCGAAAAATCAACTCCTGGCGGCAAACGTGCCCCAGCTAAAAATTGATGCATGGCCTTTGCTGCAAACTCATTGAGTAAACTTTGTTTAATCATTTCATCTAGCCACTCATCGCCACTATTTGTAGCTCGCAAATTTATAGCCGCGTATTGTCGAATCGAAAGTCCTCCAGTGCTTAGCTCGTTTTCTCCACACTTGATAGTGTGCGGGAAAACAGAATAATTCTCTGCGATTTGTTTTGTCATCCTATGCCCCCAGTTTGTTAATAATCGCACCCAAGTCTGGCGCTTCCCAAAGATCTAGTTTTCCGCATGAGCGGTTTTTCGCTGCCCAAAGGCCGTCGCTGTCTGTCATTAGCGCACGCTGCAAATTGCCTTCGCCATCTTTTTCAACGCGCAACGCCATGACCAAATCGAAAAAATAGGGCAGTTGCATGCTTAGGCTTTTTCCGGGCATTGATGGGCTGTATAGCATGCGCCCTTGCTCATCTTGTGCCTTATCGCATTTAGCCGTGAAATAAACGTGCTTGCCGGGAAGGTCACGAAAGGCGCGGATCATGCTTGCCATAACGGTGTTTAGTTCACCATAAGCTGCACGGCCATCTTTGTTGCGCTTCAATTCTTCGGCCAAAACGACCTCAGCTATCTCGCTGATACTGTCCAGTGCAACAGACTTGAAGTCTTTGGCTTCTGCGCTGTCTGTCAGCCATTCGTATGCCTCCATCAAATCGGCCATCGTGCCAATCTCAATAAAAGGCACATCGGCGTCTGCAATGGATAGCAAACCGCCCTCTGCGCTCAAAACAATTGGCGCTGGGAGGGTTGGAATCAGGCTAGTTTTGCCAGCTCCAGCATGTGAATACACAAGAACCTTAATACCGTTTGTATGTAATCCTTTCGTTGTTCTGACATTAATTGCCATTTCACTTTCTCCTTATGGTTGACGGTGTTGTCATTGCTAAATGCACATCCCATCCTGAACGCAGTCGATACAGCATGGTTTTGTACTCAACTATCCCAAGTTCTTCTGCCCACTGTTTTGCAGTTTGCGTTTTGCCTTGGTACTCTACATAGTAGTTTTTTCGTGTGTTGTTACTTTGTACTTTTTGCACTGCCCATCGGCAATTTCCCGGCTCATAGTTTCCGTTGTTGTCGATGCGATCAATTGTGTGATCTTTTGGGCGCTCTCCCATGTCTTTGTAAAACTCAACAAAAGAGTTGCGCCACGCTTCGCATACAACAATTCCTCTGCCACCCCATCTTGGATAGTCCTTGTCTTTTGGATCATGGCATCGTGCTTTCATGGCAATCCAACTACTGTACGTATAACCCCCACTCATTGCATGTTTTGCATTGTCTTTGTTGCGCTGCGCAAGGTCTGGACGCTTCCAATCTCTTTTTTCTTTTTTCTTACATCCACAAGACGTTTTGTCTCCTCTTGTTAGCTGGCTTACTACTGCTTGTGTTTCATTCCCACAATCGCAAACACACAGCCACAAATTTGCTTTACGCAATTTTCCAATGATCTTTACAGCGGTTAAGCGATCAAATTTTTTACCGCTAACGTCTATTGCTTTTGCTGGCATATCTTAACAATAAAAAAATGTTAAGACATTATACATGCTTCAATACGTTTTTGCAATCTTTGCAGCCACCGTCTGCCTATCAGTTCGTGGCGTGGCGCAATCCTACACCAAAAAAACCATGTGCAATACATTGTTGACTGTTGCATGTGGGTATTGGTTGCGGTGTCTTTGCTGCGCTCTTATGATTTGAAAATCGCAACATAAAGTTAAGGATTAAGATGAGTACAGACCCAGTTGAAGACGCAGGCCGATACATGGACACACATGGCGCATTTACAGACCGCCTACTTGAGGCTGAAGCAAGCGTTGAGGCTGAAATTGAAGCAGCTTTTCAGCCAAACAGTGATACACGGCTACCGCTGACTGAAAGCCTGAAACCATTTTTCAGGACT